TTGCGTTAGCTAAAACTTTTAAATTATCAAACTCATTCTTAAAGCTTAATGGAATCTCCATAGCTCCAGCAAATAAATCAATAAAATTCACTCTATAATTTTTTTCAAAAATTTCCTTAATTTCTTTATAGAATCTCCCTTTGCTCCCAAAATATGCGAATGGAGGTTTTATTCTTGCCATTTTTAGTACTCCTTTTTATTTTTTCTTTCTACATTCCTTATAACTTCTTTAGTCAGCAAATGTTACAAAATTTGCAAAGATTATAAAAATTGTAAAAATAAAAAAAACACACCATTTATGATGTGCTTAACAAATATTTTTTTAAATTACTATTTTTTTAAGTATTCAATCAAAGCATCCTCTATCACATAAGATAAAGTTTTTTGATTATATTTAATTTTAATTTCATCTAAAAGTTCTTTTTTTATTGTAATAGATCTTGATATTCTTTTATCTTTACCTAGTGCTTTTCTTCCTGCTCCTTCTCTTTTGCCTCCTCTTATATTTTTTATCATAAGTTTATCCCCTCCTTTTTTAGAAAGGGGATAAACCCCTTTCTTTATTTTGCTCCATTATTATACATAGTCGCTTCATCAGCTATTGTTATTATAATTTCATCATTTTCTATTTTATAAGTCCCATTGACAGATAAAAATTCACAATTAATAAAATCTACAATACAAGCTCCTGTTTCTTTGTCTATATTATCCTTATCTACAATAATATAACTTATCATTTCATCTTTTACTTCTAACCATTTCTTTCCAATCATTTCTTCAAACTTCATTTTTTCCTCCTATGCTATTTTTAAAATTTTTAATAAAACCGCCATAAAAATTATAAATTTTACAGCTAAGCTCTTACTATTAAGAGCTACAAATGTTGCCAATAAAAGTGTTAAATTTGACATAGCTTTTTAAAAAGGATATAATGAAGTTAGAAAGGTCAGAGACCTTAGGGCTTAACGCCCTAAGATTTCCAGGATAACTGTTATTAGAGTTAGGACTGCAATCGTAAGCTCTAATATCAATTTGACCATTTCTAACTTCTCCCGTCTGGTTAGGCGGGATTTTTTTATCCTCTTCACTTTCTCACCTCCTTATGTATTCATTATACTACTTTTATTTGAAAAAGTCAACCACTTTTTCAAATATTTTTAATTTTTTTTTTATAAAAAAAGAGAGTTTTTAAACTCTCTAAAATAGGCTATATTGATTATCTTTTTTTACTTGAAGGGTACTTTTATATGTGCTATTTTCTTCAAGCAGTTCGAGACTTTCTAAATCAACTTGCCATGTATTCTTTTTTTGATTTTGGATACATCTATATCCCAAAGTTCCAATTCTACAATAATTATATATTGTTCCAACTGAAACTTTTAATCTTTTTGCTGCTTGAGCTACACTTATGTATTTCTTAGGCATTTTCCCCTCCTTAAATCTAATAATTATAAATTTAATAATTCTTGTTTTTTCTTATCAAACTCTTCTTGTGTAATGATTCCACCATCTAAAAGTTCTTTATATCTTTTTATTTCTGTAATTGGATCATTATTTACAATAGGAGTATTATTACTTTCTTTATTTTTTTCATTTTCAGCACTAATAGAGGCTAAAATTGCAACAATATCCTCAGCTTCCTTTTTTGCTCCTCTATATACAAACCCATCTTTTTTAAACTCAGTTTTCAATAATTCTATATACTCCGCTGGAACTATCTTATTATCTAAAACAATTTTAACTTTTAGACTTCTAACAACTTCTTTTGATTTTTTTCCACCAGTAAGTCCTCCAACTACTGCTCCTATACCACCAAAAAGAGCACCTCCAACTACTGCACTTCCAAGCCCACCTTTTGTTACTGTATTCCCATCTTCAAGAATTTCATATCCTAGTAAGTCAGAATAATTGTAAATTCTAGCTTTTGTTAATAATGTTTTAGGAAATAGTATCTTTTTAGCATTATCATCAAATTTTATCAGTTTTCCAACTCCTCTTGTTCCAACAAAATTTGCTATATCTAAGTCTGCCTGTTTTTCTTTTTCAATTTCTTCAAGAATTTCAGCTGTTGTTGTATTCTCTAATTTTTTGAAGGTATTTCTATTATTCCCACATAAATCTAGACACTTACCACATACAAATCCATCATTTAACTTTTTATGTGCTTTTTCTTTTCCACAGATTGAACATGTTCCTTTTTCTCCAAATATTCCGAACATAAAATCACTCCCCAATAATTCTTTATAATTCTTATTATACTATAATAGCCCTTTTGTTTCAATATATAACTAAAATACTATCAAAACATTTTATTTTATAATACAATACCACTCAGCTCTATCTGAAGAAATTCCAAAAATTGATTTTTTATATTTCTTTACTACAAAATCTAGATTGAAAGCCTTTTGAATTAGCTTTGAAAGATTATTTTCAAGACTTCCAAATACCATAAATACATTATGATTTTTTAGATTATTCCTTATAAATTCTACAAGCCTGGCATCATCTTTTTCAGTCCAGATATTACTATAATTATAACCTTTTTTACTATTTTTTACTACTTCTGTTCCACACAAGTAAGGCGGATCTAGTAGTATGAAACTATCTCTATAGCTCCAATTTTCATTAAAATATTTATGTGTTATTTCTATGTTTTTTAATTTATCCTGGTATATTTTCATTTTTTCTATTTTTGCTGAAGAATAAAAGCTATTAGATAAAGAAGCCCCATTATTTAAACTTGCAAATAGTTCAACCACTTTTATTTCATCATCTGTAAAATTAAGAATATTTTCTTTTCTAAACTTTTTATATTTTCTTTTAACTTCTGTCCATAGCTTTTTATCTACATATAAGTCTTTTACTGAAACTTTTTCTATATCTTTATATAAGAATCTAGCAAATTCTTTATATCTGTTTATAGTCATTTTATTGCACTTCAAGAAACTTTCAATATGCTCATCTTTTACATTTGCTATTACTTTAATATTTTTAAAGTCTTCTTTGAGATTTACTGCTACTTCCATTCCACCAGCAAATAAATCAATGTAAGTATTTTTCTTACTTTGTATAAATATTTCTTTTATTTCATTATAAAATCTACCTTTACTCCCAAAATATCTATAAGGCTTTTGTATTTTCATTTTTTCCTCCTTAAATAAAAAAGAGCCCAGTAATTCCAACAACTTAACTTGTTGAAATACCGAGCTCAATGCTACAAAGTATTTTAATTTATTCTTTTTTTACTATTTTTATTGGCACTTTTTTATTTGCTTCTATAATGTATCCATTTTTTATTTTCACCTCACACCAGCCTTCATGCTTTTTTATTTCTTCTAAAATATACTTCTCATTTCTTTCAATGTTAGTTTCTGCCATTTAGTACCTTCCTCATCTTTGTTAGTGCACTATGCTTCACTATATGCACCCTTTGTCTACTAACTTCTAGTTGCTTCGCAACTTCTTCGCCAGAATAACCATCGAAGTATAACTTTTTAATAACATATTTTTCTTGCTTTGTGCAGCAATCCAGCAATTTTACCACAAATGTTTTCTCTTCTAAATCTACATTATTTATATTTTTATCCTCAATTTCTAAACCTTCATAAGTTTGAAATTGTATTTTATCCCTCCTTCCTTTCTTGATTTCACTTATAGCATTATATGAAACCCTATAATTTTCTTTATCTATATATTTTCTTATTTTAGCTTCTACATAAAAATACAGATGTGTCATAAATTTAGTATTGTAATTTTCATCATAAGTTTTAATTGCTTGATAGATTCCAAGTATTCCTTCCTGAAATCCATCATCTGTGTTACCCCACTTATGATTAATCTTTCTAACAGTATTCAAGTACCTTTCAATTAATGTTTCTATAGCTTCATTATTTCCCTTTTTTGCTTCTCTTATAAGTTTTAAAACTTCTTTACTTTCCATTCTTATTCCTTACAAAGCTAGTTTACTTCTCACTATCTTTTCTTCAGCTACTTTTATAAGATCTCTTAGTTCTTGTTGTTCTCCAATTATTTCAAGTTGTCTACTTTCAATTCCTGCTCTTTTTTCTTGTAGTTTTTTCAATTTAGAATTTAAAAACTCTATCTCAGCTTGGATTAATTCTTTTTCTTGTTTTAAATTATCTCTTTCTTTAAAGTAATTATCTTCAAAATTATCCTCAGCAATTTTAGCTCTTTTTAAGTTTTCTAGTAAGATATTTAAAATAGCCTTGTTTCCTTCAGCATCCAATTCATAATTTATAGGATAACAAGTGACTAAACTTGATTCAACAATTACATAAGTCATCATTTTATCCTTATTTATATAAAACTCAGCTTTTTTATGTTTATCATAAGAAGCTGTACAGATATATTCAAGTCTTCCTAGTTCAATTTTTAAATTTGTTTCTAATTCTTGAATTTTCTCTTCATTTGCTTTTTTCCAGATATCCCAAGTTCTGTCACTTACAATATTAACTTTGTGAACTCTTGAAGCATATCTCATTAAAGCATGTTTTGTTATATTTATTTCTTTCATTAATCTTCCTCCCAATCAGCTATTTCTTTAATATCATCAAATTCTGAACCACATTTACAACAATTAAAATGTTTTACTTCCAGTACTTGACTTATATCTGTATCAAATTCAGCTTCAAATTCTCCACTTTTATTAAATTCCCCTTCTTGTTCTGCAATGATAGTTGCTATAAATTCAGTCCCTCCGCAATTTTTACATTTCCACATTTTATCTTCCTCCTAACTCTAAACAATCATCTCTATCAACACTTTCAACTGCAATAAGCATAGTCCAACCACTATATTTATTGGTTTTAAATCTTTTTAAAGATTTTACTTTTCCAGTTATTTTTCCTCTTATAAATTGTTTAACTACTATACTTTTTCCTAAACTAAGAGGTTTTTTAGATGTCAGCATTGCTAATTCTCCATTATCAAAAGTTACATCTGTAAATTTACAAGGTAAAATTGTTATATAATTATCTATCATTCTTTTTATAAATTTTTTAGTATTTTTTTTATTCATTATTCCCTCCAAATTTTTTTTCTTGCCATTCAACTATTTCTTCAAGAACATAAATTAATTTACTACATTCTTTTACTGTCATATTATCCATTGTTTTATCTTTTCTAAGATAATGTTCAATAAATTCTTTTTTATCTTTTTCTTTATAAACTTTACTATATAGTGAATTTAACTTGTTTTTTTGCTTTTCTGTTGCATAGTCATTAATTAATCTATCTAAGATTTTTATAAGAATCTCAGCTTGGTTATAGCTGAGATCCTTACTAGAATTTTTATTAAATTTACTTTTTAAAAGTAGTCTATAATCTTCATCTTTTAAGCCTGCTTTATGCTTTAAAGTATGAATATATTTAATTTGATGTTTCTTTATTTCCTTCATTTTTCTCCTCCATTACTGTAGTCATAGAAAGAGGAATATTGACTTTGTTCCCATTTTCATCTTTATAGTATGCTTCAATAAATGTCTTAGACTTCTGAGGTTTCCAAGCTTCTTTTATTATTTGAACACCTTCAGTTAGTTCAGCATCATCTATATTTCCAGCTATTTTTTCTAGTTCCATAACTCTTGAAGCCTTCAAGTTGCCGTTTTTATCTTTCTTTAAGAGTAAGTTTACTATTTCAAGTAAATGATTATTTTCATCCTGAACAGATTTATAAATATAGCTTTTAACCTTCTCTATTCCTGAATGAACTGTATCGTCAAAACTGTCAAGCATTCTATGACCTAGTGTTATAGTGAACTTTCCATCACTACTTGTAAATGTATGAGACTGTTGCTTATCATTTACTCCATATAATTCAGCCTTTAATTCTGTTATACTTTTAAAGTCATCAAATACTTCTTTCTTAGTCATTGCAATTTGTGCTGAAACTTCTTTCACTTTCTTCATTGAACTCATTACTATTTCATCTACAAGCTTTTTATAAGCTTCTATTTTTTCTTTTCTTTTAGCTTCTTTACTTTTTTCTTCTTCTAAAAATTGTTTTCTTAGTACCTCTTTTTCCTCAGGTGTTAGATTTTTAATGTCCATAATTACCTCCTTCTTTTTTGTCTTCTAAAACCCATAATAATGCTTCTTTATACTTTATTAAAGGATATAATGTAAAACTAGATCCTTTATTTTTTTCAATTTCTTTATTTACTCTTTCTAATTCATTTAAAATTTGTTTTTTAGTCTTAATATTCAAACCTCCATAAATTTTCCAAATTAATTAAAATTTCATAACCTGTCAATATATCCACCTATTTAAATTCTTGTAGTTTTTCTTCTAGTAGTCTTTTTCTTTCCTTAAAGAAATTAAATGTAAATTGTCCACCTCTTGTCTTATCATTTTTGTAAAGCTTTATACATTTATTGATCTCTTTAATTTTTTGCTCAATTTCTTCTTTTAATTGCTTATGATTAAAGTAAATCCCTGTGTCTTCATTTGTTCCTATAGGTTCAGAATCAACAGTAAAATAAGTTAAAGTCTGTTCTTTAACACAGCCTTTGCAATAGAACTCTCCAAGACAAGCTTCATAAAATTTCTCTCCATCTTTTATCTCCGCTCCACAATGTTCACAATAAATTTTTATACTCATATTGTTTTAACTCCTCCAATCTTACAAACTCTTCATAGCCTGTCAGTACATCTTCTAATACTGCATAAACTCCATTATTATATTTGTATAAGTAAACTATTCCATCAATTATATATAAGTCCTTAAATTTCATGTTTAATCCTTTAATCTTTTAAAGTCAATAATTTCAAATTCTACATCTGTTGTTTTAAATTGATTTTTTAAGTTTTTAATCTGTTTTTCTTTAAAAACTGTTAATTGACTGCTATTCATCTCTGAATCAAAATCAAATGCCCAACCTCCAACAGATCCAACTCCATTTACAGAATAGAAGCAGCTAACCCAGTATCTATACTTTTTATTTCTATTAAAAAATAATTTTTTATGCCTACAGTCATAACCTATGTTAAAACCAGCTATTAATAAAGCTATTGACAATCCTATTAAAGCCCATGTACTCATAATTCCTCCTTGTCAAATCTCACACTTAAATAACTTTTTTTCTCTTTTTTATCATTGATAATTTCAACTTGACTAATTTTTGAATTTACATTTAATATTTTATATTTCTTTCCTTCTGTAAGTTCTCCAGTTTCAGCAACAATACAATTTACAATATCACCTTTTTCTAACTTCCACATTTGAACCTCCTTGTTTATTAGCAACAATTAATATAGAAGCTACAACAATTGCTAGTATTTTTCTCATATTATTCTCTCCCTTGCCTTGCTAATTCCATTTAACACAATTCAAATCAACACTAATTTTTTAAAAGTTTTTTGTTTATTTGTACTACAATTTTTTTTATTTCTTCAGTAATTTTTACATAGTTTTCCCTAGCTTTTGAATTTCCTTTGTTAGCTGCTTGAATGTAGTTCTTTCTTTTTACTGAAAGAGCAGCTAGTTCATTTAATTCCTTATCAATTTTTAAAGCATCTTTTCCATATTCTTGTTTTAAAATTTTTTTAGCTTCTTCTGTTAATACCTTGTCTTTCATAGTTCCTCCTTATAATGCTAGAGTTGATAATGCAGCATCTATATATTTTTTTTCAATTTTCAATGAGTTATTTTGTAAAGCGATTTCATAACTTGAAGTCAAAACATTTGCTAAGTTTCTTGCTGAACCTCTTACAACTATATTTATGTAGCTGATTAATGTTTGAAGCTCTGTTTCTTTATATAGTTCTATTTCATTTTTTAAAAATTCTTTTACAATATTTGAAACATCATCTATTGCTAAATCTTTTAAGGAAATATTTACAACAGCTCTTGAATATAAGTATTCATATTCTTTTTTTCTTGATAAAATTTTACTTTTTAAAACTTCAGTTCCTGCAATAACTACACCAACTCCTGTCTGGTCCGCTATGCTTCTTACAATATCAATTACATTTGCTTTTAAATGTTCACCTTCATCAATTATGATGATGGTCTCTGTTAGTTTTATAGCATCTTTTATTCTGTCTTTTAGAGTTTCAGAACTTCCTGTTGTATCAAGTTTTAATTCTTTTGCTATTTTCTTTATAAGTCCAACACTAGATATCCCATTTTCTGCTGTTATTAAAACTCCCCTACCACCATAAGTTTTTGACCATTCTTGTAAAGCATGAGTTTTTCCTAATCCTGCCCTTCCGTATATATAACCTATCTTAGAGCTTTCTATAATCCCTTCAGTTATATTAGAAGATACATACTTCTTTATAGTATTCAACACATGAAAAACTCTCTTTTTAGTTTCTGTATTTACTGAAAAATTTATTCTTTTTATTTTTCTTTTATGTCTATCTAAAAAGTCACTTACTTTTTCAGAAAATGCTTCATTATCTCCTGAGTATGTTCCTTTTCTCCATTCACTTAATGTACTAGCTCCTACACCCATAGCTTTTGCTATTTTTGTAAAGCTCATGTTATTATCTTCTGAAAATATTTCTAATCTAGTTCTTAAATCGTCCATGATTCCTCCTAATCTTCTAAGTATATTCCTTCGCCTATAAGTATTCTTTCTTTTTCATTCTTTTTCTTGTTTTCTATAGCCTTAGTGTCTTCAACTATTGTTGCATCAATTAAATCTAAATCATCTCTTATGTCTTCTCTTATTCCCATAATCTCTTTACTTAACTTACTAATTTTTTGAAGTCTTTTCTTATGTGTTTTAATAGCAGTAACATCTTTCCAACCAGCAAGTCCTAATTGCTCAGCTTTACATAAAAATTCCCCTGTTTCCTGATAAACAAAGATATAACTTAAATCATGAGGATCGTACTTAATCTTACATTTCTCAGTTTGGTGATAATATAGGTATTCATTTACATAAGTATTTCCCATAAATTCAATACCATTTTGTTTTATAGTTCTTATTTCTTCATATAAGAACAGTAATCTAAGCTCTTGATCTGATAGCATTTTTCTATTTGCAAGTGGATTTTCTTCCTGGAACACTTCAAGTGGTGTTCTATTATTCATTCCTCTACCTCTGTGAGCTTTTAGCCCTGCTGCTCTTCTTAAAGCATAATAATTATGATTTTTAGTTTCTATAAACTTTTCTATCAGCTCTTCAAGCTCCCATTGTTCTAAAATTTCGCCTTTATCTAATTTTTGCATTGCAAAACTTCTAAGATGCTCAGGTCTTTCTATAATGTTTCCACCTTTATAAGTTGCAAATTGCTTTGTAAAGCTTTCTTTAAAATCAACGAACCATCTTTCTATGTGCTTTGCTTGAGCATTGTATGCTCTTGCATGATCTACATTTATTCCTAAACTTGCATATATTCCATCTAGTTCATCAGTTCCTTTCAAAACTTTAGATTTATATGCCTTTCCATTATCAGTGTATAAATGTTGAGGTACTCCATACTTTTCAATTCCTCTTTTTAAAGCTATAGCTATAGCTTCAGTTGTTTCACTCCATGCTAAACTCCAACCAACTATAAATCTACTTTTTACGTCTATCCAAACTATTAATTTAGGAGAACCAAAGTATCTATCACCATTTGATTTTTTCTTATTACTTTGATAACACATCATTTCCAAATCATGTCCATCTGACATCCAAACTTCTCCAGCTTTGATGTCTTCGTAGCTTCTCTCAATAAATGGTGTGTAAGTGTCTTTAAACTCTTTATTCCCCATTCTTGCTTTATCTTTTTCAATAAGATTTATATCCTTATTAAGATAATTTCTTAGAGTTCCATAACTAATTGCTTTTACTCCAAACATTGCTACAACTCTTTCAAAAACAAAAGAAATCTTTGGTTTATTTTTGCTAAAATATAGCATCTTAGCAAATTCTAAAACTTCTTTTTCTACTCTTCTTATTCCTTTAGTTGTTCCATGTCCTGAAGCTAAAGCCAAAGGATTATGCTTATTTTTTAGATATATTCCCCACCATCTACGAAGTGTAGGAACTGTCAACTTCTTTAAAATCTCCATTTGTTGTGGATAATTCCTATTTACATCATTTACAAATTTTTTTATTATTTCTTCCTTACTATCTCCACCTTCCTCATATTTTTCCTCTAACTTCATACAAATGATAAATCTTGCATTTGCAACTCGTTGATTCCACCCAGGGAGTTCATCAATTGCTGTTGCCTCTTTTTTTACAACAGTTCTAGTTGCTACCTTCTTTTCTTTTTCTTCTTTAACTTCTACTAATGATGATATATAAGCATCAATTTCAGAAGCCTTATAAACATTCTTATAAACTTTCCCAATTTTTTTCTTTTCAACAGTCCAACCTTGTAGCTGTGCAAATCTTAAAGCTTGAGTTCTAGTTTTTTCAAAGAGTCTTTGTAAATCTTCTAATAAGTATTCTTTTGTCATAAAAGCTCCTTTCTAAAAGATCCTTACATTCAAAGCCCTTTCAATTCCCTTTTCAGTCTCTAGATCTCTTTCTGCATTAAGCCCTCTTAATGCTCTATATACCTTCTTTTCATCTAATCTTTCATTTTTACAAAAATCTTTCAATGTCAAATCTCTTTGTAACAGTGACTTTTGAAATGTTTTTACTCTTTTATCTCTATTCTTTACATAAGCTGGAACTTTATCACATAATGCTAGTACCTCAGCTTCTCTTTCTTCTAATTCACCATTTAAAAGCTTTTTGAATTCATATTGTGTAAGATTAAGTTCCTGCATTACTTTTTGTAGACTTATCTCAGCATCAATTAAATTCTTTTTTATTTCTGTTATTCTAATTAATTTTTCTCTATATTGCTCTACCTTCTGTTCTATACACATTTTCAAGCTCCTTTTCTATCTTTAAAATCATCTTTTTATATGTATCTGGATGCTTTCTTAAGTGTTCAAGCATTCCTTTTAAAAAATTTATTCTTTTCATTTTTACTCCTTTTTGATATAATCAAAGTGTTGTTTTTTTATTTGGGACACCATAGCTTTGCCGAGCATGATGTCCTTTTTTTAATAATTAAAATATTGATAACCTACTCTCTTATAATATTGTCTTAAACTGTACACATTTTTTAATCTTAAATATTCAACTGCCTCCTCTTCTTTTCCTGGTTTTATATATAGTTCTAAAGCTATTGAATGTTTCATATCGTCAAGACTACATACTCTTCCTAAATATTTCTTTGTATTTAATTTGTTGCTTTTCCATAAAGTAGTTAGCTCAAAAGGAAAAATTTCATTTTCAAGCTCATGCTTTTCAGCATATTGCAATAGATTTTTTATTAGATCCTTACTTACTCTCCTTCCTAATATTGTTGAAGCTGGATAGTCAATGTCTTCAACCTTTATTTCCACAATTTCTTTGAAAAATAAACCTAATTCTTTAAGAACTAAGTACATAAGTCTTTCCCTTTCAGGTACTGAAGCTACCAATATATTAAACTGCTCTATTGTTATAAAGTCTTTTCTTTTAAAGACTCTTTTATACTTTCTAATATTTTCAGTTATATTTAAGCCTAGTATTTCTTCAAAGAAAAACTCCAAAGCATTAAGTTCTACAAGTATAGTATTTACCGATAATTCCATTAATTTATTATCTAAAAATCTTGTTACATCTTCTTTTTTTACATCTATCACATCCTTATTAGTTACTTCTAAGAATTCTTTTACTATTCTTTTGTATGTTCTTCGAGTTGAAATTGAATAGTCTCTGTAGTTCATTTCTGATTCAAGACTTAATAAATCAAAATAAAATTTATTGTTTTCCTCCATCTTCATCTCCATACACTTCATCACTTAGTTCATTAACAGCATCAACAATTTCATCCATCTTACTTTTTATTAGTTTTATATCTTCTTGCATCACTCCAATCATTTCAAAATATGTTTTTGCTTTTTCAAAAAATTCAAATATGTTTGCTATTTCATCATCTCTCTGAGTTACTAATTCCAACATTTGATCTATTTTTGGTTCTATCTTTGTTTGTAGTGCTGGAACTCCTTGATTTAAAGCTATTTGATTATTTTTAATTCTTGTTATCATTTCTTTTGAAAATGCTTTTATAAATTTTCTGAACTCTTTAGCTCTATCTGTATTTGCTAAATAAGAAATCTCAAAGATCCCATCTTGATTAAATACTCTTTTATCTCTTTTCTTTAACACTCCTCCTTCATTGCTTAAAACTTTCTTTATTTTTGAAAACTCTGGACTTTGTAACTCTGGATTTCTTAAAATAATACTTTTAAAACTATCTTTATCTTTAAATCCTAATGCTTTTGCTAATTCGTCCATATCCATTTCAATTTCATGATTATTGTTTACCGTCACTTGAAGCTCTGTATTTTCAAATACTATTAAATTATTTTTATCGTTCATCTCCTCCACCTTTTATTTGATTTTTAACCTCTTAAAAGCTATAATTTATTTAAAAACTTTGGAGGTACATTCTTATGAAACCTTATGAAACAGCCAAATTACTAAAAATATATTTGAAAGAAAATAATAAAACTGAAATAAAATTTTTCTTTGAAACTCCATTTGATTCTATAGAACATCAAGAAAACCTTAAATATCTAGTTAGTATTAAAGTCTTATCAACAGACAGTAAATTTAGTTATTTCAAGCCAACTAATTATTATAATTTTTATTTATTTTTTCATATATCACCTTACCAATTATTAAATTTTTATAAATTTATCAAAGATTTAATCTAAAATTTTAAATAATGGACTAATGAATAAATTATCTAGTTTTCTAGCATTATCTAACTCTTTTAGCTCATTAGCAGTTATTATTTTAAAGTCTATACTTCCATAAGCTCTCACTAAATAACAAAGTTCTATATTGGGAGCTTGTTCTTTTATTGCTATTTGTAAATCAAGCCAGTTAAAATCTGTTATAACTTCTTCTATTGGTATATATTCCCCCTTTTTAAATTTGCTTAATCTTTTAAAGTCTATTTTTAGTATTATTACTATGTATAAAAATAAGAATATTCCAATTAATTCAAAAATAGTTATTATAAATTTTATAATCATCTTATCTTATCCTTTTTTTATTATTATCATTTAATGCAAAAATCATTCTATAAGCATTCCCCCTTAATTTAATATAGTGTTTCAATTTCCAATGTCCTGCGTACTTCTGTCCCCCCTTTTCTTTTTTTTATATTTTTTATTTTTATATTTTTTAGAAAAATATCTTTAAAAAATAAAATCTATTTTACAGATTTTGATTTTAAATCTCGGATACAGATTTTATTTGTAACAAATGTAAAAAAATGTTATAATTTTTTATACAATTACTATTTCTTATAATTACAAATTGTTAAACGTTTCTTTTTGTTTCTATATTTTATATATTACAGTAACAATTTGTTTTTGTCAAGATATTTTTTTCATTTTGTTAAAAGGAGGTGTTTCTTAATGTTAGATATTGGAAAAATGATAAAAGAATTAAGAATGAAGAAAGATATCTCACAAGAAGATCTAGCAAATGCTTTATCTGTTAATAGAGCAACAATTGCAAACTATGAAAGTGGTCGAAGAGCCTTAACTATTGATAAATTAGAAGAGCTTTTAGCAGTACTTGACACAAGCTTAGCTGATTTTTTTAATTCAAATAATTTAGAAAAAACCAAATCAAAACCTCAAGAGCTAAGAAAGATCCCAATTCTCTCTGATGTAAGTGCTGGGTATGGTAAAGAAGCTTTAGAAGATGCAACCCACTGGATAAAACTTCCTGCAAGTATTGCTAGAAATGCAACCTTTGGAACTTTTGTTGCTGGTGATTCAATGGAGCCTAAAATAAACGATGGAGATCTTTTGCTTGTGCAAGATATTCCTCAACTTGATAGTGGTGAAATTGGTATTTTTCTTCTAAATGAAAAAGTTTATTGTAAAAGATTTCGTTATAATCCAATCACAAAAGAAATAGTTTTAAAATCCTTAAATAGTGATTATGATCCTATACATATTACCCAAGATGATGATTTTAGAATTGTTGGAAAAGTCGTTGGAATTTATGATTATACAGTTTAATTTTATGTTCTATTTCAACTAGGTAGCACATTGCCACCTAGTTGTTTTTTGTTGATTTTATTAATGTTTTTGCTTTTTTAATTGTTTTTGTATGCTTAAGTTTTGTATTTTTTCCTTTTTTTTTATTTTACTCTTTCATTTTTTATCTTTGCACACCATTTTTTATTTTCTATTTTTTTTAACTTCTTATTTTTTTGATAAGTTTTACGCTGTGCAAGCTTTTTCATTTAATAACACTTTTTTAATCCTTGCACACCATTTAAAAAGTATTCGATAATAAAAAAAAGGGATTTTAAACCCCTATTGAATGATTATTGAATTTTATCGAATATTTTTATTTTTTTTCATTTACGCTGTGCAGGAATAAAATATTTTCTTATTTTTTCTCAGTAATTATCATTTTTTATCATTCATTCACACATCATTTTATCTATACCAATATCCCTATAATTCTATCATTAATTAACATGATCCTTTAAAAAATACTATTATCATTTCATATTACCCCCTACACTTGCTTCTATTGCAAAAATCTTTAAGCTACTTTTATTCATTTTCCCCTCCAAAATTATTAATTTTTATTTAATTCTGTTTTGTTTAAAGCGACACTCAAACCGACATTCAAACCGACAATAAAATGTTGGTTTATATAAAAAATGACAAATATTTTTATTTTTTCTTGGGTAGTTTTCTTGGGTAGTTTCTTGTGTCATACTACCCAAGAAACTACCAAAGAAAAAAATTCTTCTCCAAAATATTCTATTAAGAAAAATGGAAAAGCACTTAATACCAATACTTTTTCT